GATCCCCTCGAACTGCTTCCGGATAGCGCTTTTCAAACTCCTTCTTGCGCATCCGCTCACCAATGAAACACCAGTTAGCGTCTGAAAAGTCGGGTTCGTCGGCGTCCGGGTCCATCAGCACAGCAAAACGGTTGTGAATGCTTTTAATGCAAAGATCCTGCTCAAAGGCATCATCGGTGGAATACTTGGTCAATACGCGCAACCAGCCAAAGCCGCCTTCAACGGCGTGCTGAAACGCGGTGTCATAGTGGGCTTCGGCTTTGCTGTTGTACTCAATGTTCCGAATCAGGGCCTCGTACACTTCCGCCAGCGAGTAATTCACTTTGCCGGTCAGGTTCTGCATCTGCTGCGGGTCGTCCTCGCCACCACCTGCTACGTTCGCCTCTGTCGGATGCACTTTGATGGCAGGTCGGTTCTGGCGCTGGTCGCCCAATACCTGGTCCACGTACTGCGGTAGCTTGTTCAGGGTCAGGCACGGTCGCTGCTTCAGTTCGCGCTGTTGCTTGATGTAATCAGGCCACTGCTCCCCGGCAAGGAACTTTATATCTTCTTGTGCGGCGTCAAAGTTGTGCTTCCATGCGGTATTGGCGTAATCCGCACGCTCCCGGATCTCTTTAAGCAACGACTCTTTGCTGTCGTCCTCACGGGTTTTTATGGGTTCTTTACCTGGCAACATGGTCCTGTCCTCTCTTAGGCGCCAAGCCAACCACCCGGTCCAGCGCTGCGGGCATGACTTGTCTGCTTCGGCTTTTCTTCTTTCCAGTTTAGCCCCATCTGTTGGAGCGCATCGGTGTAGTTGGTGGCCCACTTCGGCCCTACGGTGTCTTTGAATGTTTCATTGTCGTGATCCCACTCCCGGCGTAGCGCTTTGATCGCCTTCCACCCGGTATGGCTGGCCATATCGCCCTGGTTCCCGGCAATGTCAGTGTCACAGCGCACCTTGTCGATCCAGATTCGCGGGAACAGTGCCTTCAGGGCGTTGATAGATTCCCGCTTGCTCTTGGTTCTCGGTACCGTTGTAAACTTGATGCCCATTCGTTTGGCGGTCTGTAACCGGCTTTCCCCGGACAATAGCTCCCTCACTTCGATATCGTGCGGCGCCAAATGCTTGCCAAACCGCACGCCATACTTGTCTGCGAAGTCATGCAGCCAGTTTATGTAATGCTCCATGCCCTCGTCACGGTTGCCGTAACAGGCAATACAGCGAATCTCTTTGCGGTGGATCTGCACCAGCCACAGTGCCATATCGTCGTTGATGCCAAGATCCCAATACGTGTGCACGGGCAGGCTTTTCTCAACGGGAAGGTTGGCAATGCGCCCTTCCTCGATTAAAAGCTCCACTTCATCCTTGTAAACAACACCTTCTGCTAGCGCATCATCCGGTGACTGCTGGTATTGAGCGCTGAACATATAGTTATCGGCTTTTTCCATGGCAAGCAGTGTCTCCGTGGGCTCTTTCTCTGGCCAGTAGCTGCAACGCTTCCCGGTAAATCCGGTGTCACGTATGCAGGCTTCGCGCATTTCGTCACTCAGCTGGTCCAGGTAACTTGCGTCGATTATGGCAGGGATTCGGAACTGCTGGTAATCATCCGGGCTTTTGTCGCTGTTCAGGTAGTCGGTGCTGTCGCCCTTGGCTATGCGCTGCTGCACCATGATGATGGGCACGCGGTCATGGGCAAGGCGGGAGCGAACAATGCGGTTGATACGCTTGTTGCCCTTGTCTATCAGGCGGCCACTCTCGGCGTCCTTGGGCGGTAGCGGGTCGTCCATCACCAGTGCCCCGGTAAATCCTTCTTCCATGAATCCAGCGCGGCGGCCGGTTACCTGGCCATTGATGCTGGTGCCGTATAATCGGTGCTGGTTCCCGTTCTGGTCAATGTATTTCCAGTTGTTCTTACTTTTTGTATCGCGGGAAGGGTTTAGCGGCCATAAAGTCTGATATTCCTCGCTTTCCAGGATTTCCCGAACACGGATGGCGTTCTCGCTCACCAGGTCGTCGGAGTAGGAAAGCGGGAGCCAGCGGGTTGATCTGCCCTCACCAATACATTTCAGGATGCACCAAGCAGGCCAGTGGATGGACCATATCTCTGTTTTGGTGCTGCCGGGCGCCACGTTGACGATTCCCCTGGGTATTTCCATGCGGTAAACGGATTCGGCCAAGCGGCATTCATAGGTGTGGTGCCAGTTCTTGTGGAACTTCTGCCCCTGTAGCAGCTGAAAGAAGATCCTCATAAACGCTTCAAAGGATGATTCGCTAGCCACCTTCACGGCGATCTTCTCCGCGTCGGTCATTTTATCCCACTTCAGCATTACAGCTTATCCAGTAGCTGGCTCAGGGCGTTGGCTATCTCGGGCGCCTCAACATTGGTGTTCAGCTGCATGTTGCCCTCGATCTTCTTGGGCGCGTCCCATCCTTCCATATCCGATATCTGTTTGATGGCGCCGGTCTGACTGTGCAGCTTGAACTTGAAGCCGTCGCGGCCTGTACTCAGTTCTGCGATTGCGGCAGCACTGGCAGAATCCATGGCGTCATAGTCGATCAGGCTCCACACGGTTTGATACACAGGGTTGCCGTGCTCGTCCTCTCCTACCTGTGCATCCTTGAATCGAACCACGTCTTTAACGGTGGTCCGGGCAATCTTGGTGAGGGTTTCCAGGGCTTCTTCGCGGGTCATTACGGCTTTTGCTGCTGCGGAATCAACCAAACTATTGTAAAACGCCAGCACACTACCTTTTTCCAACATTTTGCCAATCACGTTGTTGGCGCTTTTCCCTTTCGCTTTACCGCCAGCCTTCACGTAAGCATCCATTTTGCTCATGCCACTGGCGGCGTGAATCATGGTCCACTTTTGTAGGTGCGTCAGCTTTGCCGCCTTCTTTCTCTGCTCCGGCGTCAGCGTAAAATCGGCCTTAATCTCTTTTGTCATCATCATACCTTCGGTGCCTAACTGGCACGCCAAACTTCTGACAGACAAATTGCTCCATCATGTAAATGGCTCTGCCGCCCATGTGACCGCTTATGCCAGCCAGGGCGCTTGTCAGTATCAGGCTGAAGCCCATCTCTTGGCATATCAGTGCCGTCATAATCCCGGCGAACGCTGATATCGTCCACTCTCCCACCAGCTCAATAAAGCTGAAGGGTGCGCTGCCTCTCCGAACACGACTGATATAGCTCACAGTCCCTCCCCACAATGCAAGAAGCGCAAACCACATGTAACTCATACCGCCGTCGATCAGTGCCTTGAATATGTTGTGACCATTCTGACCATCAGGCATACGCTCTTGCTCCCACATTCCAATCTATTCTAGTTTGCGCTGACGCTTGCCTTATCCTGGACACCAGCTCTACAGCCTGCTGCTCATTCTCGATTACCGTGATAGCGCCCTTGAATGATCCGTGAAAGGTCACCTGCTGCGGCGTCAGCTTGCGCCTTGCAGGTTCTTTGCTTCCGTCCTTTACCTCTACCAATACGGTTATCCCACCAAAACCGACAACCAGATCCGTAAATCCATCGTGCGCTGCGCTGGTAATGGCAACGCTAATACCCATATCCCGCAATAGCTTCACCAGTGCGGGCTGGTTTTTGTCAATCTTTGCTGCCATTCTTGCCGCCACCTTGGAGCCTCGATGCCAGTGCCTGAATCAATCCGCCTTGGGGCGTTTGGCCTGCGGATACTTGCTTGTCCTGGCTGCGCTTGGCCACACTGATACCCAATACCGCCAGCGCTACCGCCCACATAGGTGTCAGTGCACCAATGGCCTGAGCGATATCCCCGGCCTGTGTTGGCTTCATAATGAATACCCAGGCAATAGCGATAGATTGCAGTGTCCATGATATGGCGGCCAGATAGCCAAACGTGGGGCGCCACCTGCGCACAAATGCGTCATTGCTGGCGGCCTCTGCTCTCATGGTCTTGTTGACGCTGGCCATTTTGGAAGTCTCAGCCTCAAGGATCATGCTTCGCAGTTCCCGTTCGTGTTCCTGTTCCAGCTTCTTGATCCGTTCATACGCTGCCGGGTCTTGCTCAAGCATCTGTTTTACTTTGTCGGGCTCGGCGTCTGTTCCCAGGGCCTGAGATATCAGACCACCCACGGCGCCACCAGCGGGACCACCCAGGAGCGTGCCCACTACCGGCGCGGCCTTGCCTATCATGCTGCCAATGTCGGACCAATCCATACCAGGCTCCTTCAGTCTATGCGCTTTTTTGCGCGGGAAGCCCACCAGGCGGGGATATCCATATTCGGGCAGGTCTTGCGGCTGTCAAGATCCCGGTGCCCTACTACTTCGGCATCCGGGTATTCGGCTTTCTTGGCAAGTAGCCACCCCTCCAGGGTCCGTAGCTGGTCCTCGTCGGGGGCGGTGTTGGTGATAATGCAAATGCCAAGGCTGTCGGAGTTGTCGCCCTGGCCGTCCTCGTCAAAGTCTCTAACGTGGGCGCCCTGCCAGTAATCCGGGCGGCCTGGCTCAATGTCGGCGGTGCCGGTGATAACGGCGTTGTAACCTATGCCGTCCCATCCTCTCTGTTGGTGCCATCTGTGAATGTCTGCGGCGGTGTCGCCTCTGTCCTTGGGGCTGTCGCTGATATGAACGACCAAATACCTAATCTCTCTCATGCAATCCCCGACTGAAAAGAAGTTTATCTTTTAGTTGTCTTTGTCGCCTGCTTGCTTTCGCCACCAACGGCGAATATCGCCATTAAGGCAGATCCCAGGAAAACGCCAGCGGCAAACACGGTCGGGTTAATCTTCATGGCTTTATCCCCTTAATCGTAATAACGCCCAACTCCACCATACGGCGCCACGTTCTGGTTTGTGCCCTGCGATAATACCATTCCCGGTGTTCAGATTCAGATTCTGGCCACTTTCTCCGGTTGTCTATCGCATCGTGACACGCACTGCAAGTGTAGCACGCGCTCAGGTCGTCGGCCTTCTTGCCCATGCCGTTTGATTCGTCCGGAAGGTGCGCCAGTATCGTGGTGGCAGGGTCGTAGTTGCACACGCCCATGAGATTGAGCGTGCAGGCTTCATTGCGGGCGGAATCCCGCATTTTCTGAGACTTCACTATTTTCCCCTGGCCTGTTGGTATCCGTTGGGCTGTGAATGCTGCTGGTAGGTGCCCGGGCTTTGCTGCTGGCCTTCCGGCTTGCTGTCCAGCATCTGCATGCTGCCGTTGATATCCACCACGACTTCCGTGGTGTAAACGTCCTGGCCCTCCTTGTTCTGCCATTTCCGGGTCTGTAGTTTGCCCTCGATGTAGACCTTGGAGCCTTTACGCAGATACTGGCCGGCCACCTCCGCAATTTTCCCGAACATAACAATCTTGTGCCACTCCACCTTTGGCACCAGCTGCCCGCTGTTCTTGTCTTTGTAGCTTTCATCCGTGGCGATACTAATGCTGGCCACAGCGTTGCCGTTCGGTGTATATCGCACCTCTGGGTCTTGGCCCAGGTTGCCGATAAGAATGACTTTATTGACGCCCCTGCTCATTGGCCTTGCTCCTGTTCGTCAAGTAACACTCTCGCTTCTTTCACTACAATCAGATCACGCTCAATGCGTCGGTCAAGATCGCCAGACCTACGGGCTTCAATCTCGCTTTCAAGATCATCGGCAAGCTCTTTCATAACTGTGCGCCATTTTTCCGGCACATCGGCGCTGGCAGGGTGGGTGTAGAGGGGCGTCCTGATTCGGGTATCGCCTTCTGCCGCGTGCTTAGGGTGGTCGCAAAACTCGCTGGGCTTACCGTTCACATCTGTAAAACAGAACGCAAACGGCT